GGGTTGATGCCCGGCGCACCCGATTTAATCGTGCACATCGGCTTTAACCACTTCGTGCCGATTGAGGTGAAAGCACCGGGCGGGAGGCTATCCCAAAGTCAAAAAAACTTAAATCGCTTTTGGGGTGCGAGGGGAACTCAAATACACGTCGTATATTCGTTAGAGGATTTCCAAAAAGTCATAAGCCCATGGATGAAGAAATAAGCGTAGAAGCCTACCAAAAAGGGCTGCGTAACATCGAAGTGATGGAGTTTGATCGATGGTACAGGGTTAGCAGCGAAGAGATAGATGCAGCCATGCGGCACGCGCAGGAAACGGGGGTGCTGGCTCATGCTGGCTTCATGCTGGAATGGAATTTTAAAGAAACCTTGGTACGCAAAGTAAAAAACCTTAACTTTGTTTCCAACTAATAAACCGAAACACGAAATCATGGCAAAAATGTACTGCGGGCAGGCCGCAATCAGACAAACGAAAATCGGGCAGGTGGTCAGCATTGAGCTGGATTTGACCGAATTAAGGGTAATTTTGGGAGAGGCCGCACAAGGTCAAAGCGAAGCACAAATCCGCGAATGGACGGACAAAGGTGGAGTAGTACACAAGACCATTAAACTCGAAGCTGTCCCAATGAAAGAGCCGGGCAAGTACAGCACTCACACGATTAAGCTAAACACTTACGTCAAGGACATTGCCGCGCCGGGTGCTGCCGCCCCCGTGTTTGACAAGCGTAACGAGTACATCCATGATGCGGTAGTTACGCCCCAAGTGGTGGATGACGGAGGCTTACCATTTTAAAGAATTATGACCGCGCGTGAGGCTTATGCCATAGTGTGGTCGGCAGTATGCAAGGGCGACCTAATTGCAGCCGCTGGGAGGACGGCAGCAAAGGGTGGCCCTTCTTCTATTTCTGAATTGGTTGCCCTGTTAAAGTCCGAAGAGGGCGTATGGGAAGACCACCTATTGACCGACCGAGAACGCGCTAAGAACACATTGAGATTTGTAACCGAGCGAGGCCGTTCGGAATTGGCACGCGTAACCGCTGCGCGCACCTTGGTGGATATGCTGGAGGTAGACGGGCTAAACCCGAACGCTGACCGCGCCAAGATGCCAAGCGAAATCATATTTAAAGTCCACGCGCCGAATGTTGAATGACCTTATACTAAACCTTAAGCAGAATGAAACCCTAACTGAAAGCCTAAAGTATAGGCTTTTTGCGTTTGTTGGGGGGATTAGGGGAGGTAAGACTATAACGGGCAGTCATTGGGCTTTGCGGAACATATTGTCGCGCCCAAACGAAAAGGGCGGGATATTTTCCAACACTAACAAGCAGTTGAACCAAGCTACCCTAAGCGAGTTTATCAAGGTGCTGGATTATTATGGGCTGCATAGGGGAGTGTACTACGTTACCGGAAAAGACCCCGAAAGATTCTTTGGTTACAAGTCCAAGTTCGATAGGCATGATGGCGTTTGGTCGTTTGCCAATGGTGCGCAGGTCATTGTGTTTAGTATTGAAACCATGATCCGCGGAATTGAGTTAGGCTGGTGCTGGGGGGATGAAGTACAGGACGCACCCGTTGAGAGCCTTAACGTGGTGCTGGGGCGTATGAGTGGTAGCGCGACACCAAACACGCTGTGGACAATGACGCCTCCAGCGAATAACCCCGGCATGGATAACCTCATTTACGGCGAAAACCCCATACCCCATGTTATCAGTACTACCTACGACAATGCGGCGAACCTACCAGAGGGCTACGTGGAGGGACTAAGGGAGCGATACGATGACCTGTGGTTTGATAGAGAGGTGCTGGCGAAACGCGTAACCATGTCGGGCAGGAATTGGCTTTATGCTTTCGACCGGACGCGGCACGTGGGGAAAGTGGAGTATGTGCCTGACCTCCCCGTTTACGTGTCCATCGACTTTAACGTGTCCCCCTTCGTAGCGGTGCTGGCGCAGCGCGGCGGCGGTGGTAGACAGGCATGGGTGCATTATTTCGATGAGGTGGTGATGCGGGATACCGAGGTAGGGAGTAGAACCTACATTGAGGCGTTATGCGAAGCCATACGGCACAGGACACCCCAAGCGGCGGAAAGGAATTTATACTACGTTACGGGCGATGCCAGTGGGCGCGCGCAGTCGGTCATAAGTAGACCGGGCGTAAACTATTGGACGGAGGTAGCGCAATACTTACGGGTGGGGTACAACAAGATGAACGTGCCGTCATCTAACCCGCCGTTGGTGGAGAGCAGGCGGTTATGCAATGCGATATTTGCGAAGTTTCCGGATATTAAGATTTCGCCGAAGTGTGCCACGTTGATCATGGATTGCGAGTTTGTAAAGGCCAAGAACGGCGCGGAGATAGACAAGAGCAGCCGGGCGAATGTGCACCAGCGGGCGGATGCGTTGGACGCGCTTAGGTACGACTTGCAGGCAAACAATGCGGGGTGGGTTGAGCGTTGAGCGTGTTAAAAGGTGTTAATGTCTTGGCACTTGGTGGGGAGTTTTGTAGGTTTGTGAAAACGTAACCCATGAAATACACACACGAAGATTATTTGAAAGCTGGGTTAAGCCCAAACCAAGTACTAACTGCCTATGAGGCTGCATTTGGTAATGTTACCGAGCCAATAAAAACATTGAGCCTTATAAAAGATGTTTTTGAAGAATTCGATAACCCTTTTAACGGATGGGAGATTTTTTACGCTGAACTTGATAAGTACCTTGACCAAATCAAGGCGGACGCATCTGCTAAGAACGTAAACCACCCTACCCACTACGGCGGCGAGGACAACCCATACGAAGCGATTAAAGTGATTGAGGCATGGGACTTAGGCTTTAACCTTGGCAATGTGGTTAAGTACCTTTCCCGTGCCGGAAAAAAGGGCGAAACGCTGGAAGACCTACGCAAAGCAGCGTGGTATTTGCAGCGCGAAATTCAAAACCGCGAAAATGAATAGGTACACTTTGCTTTCCGAAAACTACGCCGAGCGAAAGAAGCTAAGACAGGACTTCCACAAGGAAGCGCGAATAGGTGCGCTGGATAAGCTGGTGGTGTATTGCGCATGGCTGGAACACAAAGCCACGACCGAAACCAAGATAAGCAACGCTCAATTAAGGCGGCTATTTGGTAGCATATCGCGATTGGACATTCACGACGACTTTTGTTTTATCGAATACACCCTGTTTTTGGAAAACGAGTTAATCATATCCCGCAAGGCGGCATTAAAAAAATAGTTACCTTTGGGCGTTCATGGTTTTTGTTTTGTTTTGTTTTTATGCGTTTTTGGCGGGGTGTAACAGCCCCGCTTTTTTTGTACCTTTGGGTATGGCCATGACGATACAGCAGTATATCCAAAAAATAAACAAGGCGGTCAAGGAATTGGAGAACGGCAAAGCGTTTACAGATGCCATAAGTACGACCATTGTAGACCAAGCGGACAGGATATTTAATGATGGGTTGGACGCGACAGGCGGGCCGATTGACAAGTACAGCACTAAGCCGACATACATACCAGTTGATGCTGGCCCTATTAAGGTGAAGCCCTTGGGTAAGCCACACGGCAAACCAAAGCGAGCGCGCTCTGTTTACGAAACGGGAAAGAGGGCAGGCAAGCCATATAAATCGCGGTACTATAAAGGTGGCTATGCCGAATTTAAGGTCAAGATGCGGCGGACTGGTAAGTTTAGGCTTTTCCTGTTTGGTAACTTCAACCGCGCGTTTTTGCGGTATGGTAAGTTTCCAACGCTGCTGAAAGAGCCTAACCGCATGGTGGCAATCTTTGCTATAAAGCCGGATGAAAGTAACCCACAGGGTAAAATAAACGGCCTGCTGAAAAACTACCCCAACGCGTTTAAGCTAAGCATAAACGAAAAGGTAAACCACCGCGCGCGCATTTCCGCTTTGTGGAACAACGCCTTTAAATAATTTGTAACTTAGCCACATGATTGCAGAGGTCATTTCCGAATTATTGCCAGCAGTTGAAGCCACGGGGTTAATAAGTAACGCCTATGGCTTATGCGAGCTGGTCAATAAGGACGAGCGCGAGTTTCCGGTTTACTATATTGGCAGGGATAACGCTGTCAGCGTAAGCGAGCAAGACCCCCATAACGGGGTGGCTTGGTTTATGCGGAACGGCGAAACCACCACGGAAGATTTGGAAAGCCCACGCGAGAATGACCGCATCATACGGCAAACTATACCCGTGCGCTTTTACGCATGGAGTGGCCGCAAAGTCTACGACGATGACGCGCCGCAGTCCCCCGAAATATTAGCGCAAAATATGCGTGCTGCATTGGTACGGGCTACCATGCCACAGCTTCGGCAGGTGTTGGGGATTTCCCGAGCGTTCACCGAGGCCACCTCCGTAAACACTAACACGCGTGAAGTGTTGGAGATTTACGCAAATATACCCGTACAGCGGCTTGACCATGTGGCGGTTTACATTGACCTAAACGTGGTGTTAATTGGCCGCGAGGAATGTTTTGTGCAGTATGCCTGCAAGACGCGTAACAGGGTTATTTTGCCCGCCGGAATATTAACGACAAGCCCATTGGGTGAAGCATTAACAATTAGCCCAAGTGGCGATTACATACTACCAAGTTTATGAGCCAAAAACGAATAAATCAACTGCCGGAAAACGTAAACGCGGCAAATAGTACGAATGACTACCTTGTTAGGCAAACGTGGGAGGGGCAGGGAAACCCAAACCTTCAAACCAACACAGGGTGGAAAACTTACGTAAGCAACTTTGGCGATTTTTTTGCGGGTATACTAACCCCGCTTAACCAAGTTTTAAACTGGATTATTTCGCCGATTTCTACGGACGCGCTGAACACAGCCAGCCTTGGAAGCGACCTTAAAATATATGTACCGCCTGCGCCTGCAAACGCTGCATTCTATGCGACTACGGCGGCTTCGGACGTGGTAGGGTACACTAAGTTAGTGATAAGCACGGTTGATCCTTCATACGATAACCCTGCCGTGGATGTAAGCACGGGTGCAATAACGGCTTTCGGCCAAGCGGCGGGCGCATTGGTCAGCGCGCCGGGCGTGTTTGTTGGAAATCCGGGTGTTGTAACAATAACGACTACGGGAGAAATACGCCGCGTAAGCGGAAGCGGCACGGCCGAGTTTTATTTTGAGGTGTACCACAGGGATGCAGGCGGAACGGAAACCTTGATAGGTACCTCCAACGTAACGCCGCCTATTTCCACGAGCGCATACACGCAGTTTACGGCCAACTGCCTCGTAAACAACGGAGATTTTTTAGCGACAGATAGGCTGGTAATTAAGTATTTTGCCAACCGCGTGGCTGGCGGTTCAAACCCCGTCTATCAGTTTTTGTTTGGCGGTGCTAACCCTGTAACAACGCTGTTTCCTGTACCCGCTGGCGTGATTGCGCCGCCGATTTCAAGCGACCCCGGCAATAATGCCACAATTGGTACAGATGGTAAGATATTCGTACCAACGCCTGTTATAGCACAAGACTTTGAAACCTTGGCAACCCAAAGCAGCCCTGTAACGATTAGCAATACAAGCGCGGAAACTATCTACCCCACCAACCTACTGGTGCAGGGGGCAAAAAACTTAGTTGGCGCGATGTATGAATTGCACTTTAATTTGAGCAAGGGCGCGGCGGGGCATTCGTCTACAATCCGAATTTACATTAACACGGCAAACAACTTAACTGGAAGCCCTGTTAAGGTGCTGGAATATGGAAGCGGGTTTAACTCTAACACTTCATTCCCGTTCTTTTTTAGGTATTTCAGAAACAGCGTAGGTTTGGTTGTTCCAAGGGATGTAAATGCGGCGGGCACGGTGCTTGGCAACATAGTCACCCAATCTTTGGTTAGCACAACGCCTATAACCTTTAACCCTAACCTGACCTATTATTTCATAATTACCACGCAGATGAACGTAACAACGTCGTCCGAAACCTTACAATTCGCCAAGCTATGCCTGAACAAATAACATGGGCTGAACCTAACAGGCCACAAATCCCCGAAGATTACGCCGTACTTATTGACGGCGAAAACGGAACAGCTTACGAAAGCGTAAGCGAGTACCTCCAAGCGGTGGCCACATTGGAGGCAAGCCAAACGCCAAATACGCCGCCCAATGAGTAGTTGTTTAGCCTCATGTACGCCCGCCGAATGTTTGGCCATGCCAAGCTGCACAGCGGGTACTACACTAACCTTGGGTACCGCCACTGGTGCGGGTACTTACCGCGTCTACTTGGAAAACCTCGCAACGGGTTATGTAAGCGGCGTGCAAGTGGTGGTTGATAATACCTTGGTGGTGGCCGTTGACCCAACAACGCTGCAACGCGTCAACCCTGCCAACGTGTACCGAATTTGGATGACCTTGGCGGTGGATAGCCTGTACGACACGCAGCCAATTTTAGTGAATGGAAATTCGTATGATTGTTTTTTGCTTAACTTTGTTAGGACTAACAACACACCGAATAACCAAACACTAACACCACTAACATGAAGTTAATTGACATTGGATTGTTTTCCTTTGCTGCTGCAATAATGGCTATGGCCGTTTACATTGCGCGCTGGGAGGGAATGATTTTAGAACCATTGGATAAGTACCTGCGGGAAGCCCTGCCGAAGTATGTTTACAAGCCCTTGATTGGATGCGTGTACTGCAATGCTTTTTGGTGGGGTGTCCTTGCTGGGTTTGGTCATTGCGTGTGGCAGATGCACGCGATTTTCCAAGATGCAGGGACGCTGGCGCTGCCGTTTGGCATGGTGGCGATTGTGCTGCATGGCTGCGTGGCTATGGTGCTTACAGCGTTAATGGTTGGCATATCCTCCAAATGATTTTCCGGTTATTGTACAGGGCATTCCCCCGCGCATATGCGGCGGCTATGCCAAACTTTAGCTTTCCGAATTACAAGGATAAGCTGGAGTTGCTATTCAAGGAAGGTGAGCATGGGTACTATAAGTTCCCCGTGGCGCAGGACATACCGAACGAAAGGTACTTAATCCTGCAAACGCACATCCAAGAACACCAAGCGCGGTTAAGCGATGAAGACCAAGGGGTGTTTGTGGAATTGTTGGAAAAGGCTTACGCGGATCTGTTAAGCCCAAGGGAGGCAACGCAGGTGCAGGCAAAAAAGGAGATAGGCTACCTGATTGACGAAATTAAGTTCCGCCATAAGGAGTTACCTATACACACGCGCGTGCTATGCGATATCGGGGCGGTGTGCCTCATACGCGATGACGAAGACCCGGCTAAATTCGACAAGCAAATCCATGAAGAGAAGGTGGCTGTGTTGCGCGGCCACATCACAGACCATGGTTTTTTTTTGAAGATTGGCTTGGCGCAGTTTATTCCCAACTTCGAGCAATTAGCATCGCATTGGCAAGCATTGGCGGCGGTGGCGGAACGGATGTTGCAGGAGAGCGACGCAAGGTTAAGCGACTTCAAGACGTTGAAATCAGGGGGCGGATTTTTCGCCAAGAACAAAACTACAAAGAGTTCCTCCTAATATTGGCCGGTGGCGATTTAAGCGCGTACCGGTTATTGCTTGACGGCACGATTGACGACGTGCTGGTGGCGTACAAGCGCAAAGCGAAGGAAAACGAAAAGGCGGAGGCGGAATTAGCGCAGGCGAAGGCGCGGAATAAACGCCGCTAATGGACGTTTGCCGTTTTGGATGTAGTGCTTTTCCAAGGTGAACAGCAGCTCATTGGCGGTACACAAATCGGAAATTAGGTATGGGTTGTTGGTTAGTTTGGTTCGAAACTTTTGGAGTTCAGACTGACAAACGCCGCCCTGTGGGTAGGTGTGCGGGGTAACCAAAGCATGGTTATTACACCCAAGGTAGCGGTTCATGAAATACATGGCCGCGCCCTTAATGGTGTATTTGCGTGTGTCCCCACCAAGGTTTCCTGCGGCGTCACACACGGCGTAGAATATGCGGGCTTTTAGTTCCATGAGGTGCTTGGCTGGAGGGTTATTTTGTTTATATCTGTGTTGTCGGCAATGCTACAAATCTGCAAGCCTATCACAAAAAAGGTCAACTTCTTTATCCGTCATTTCAGTATTCACGTCCTCAATCACACGGCTGACAATTTTATCCCAATAAATTTCCCTGATTTTCCAATCGGGTGTGTCGATATAATGACTATCACCGTTAGCCTTATAATGATATAACCAATAGTTAATCATATCTTCAAGTTGACCGTCCGAGAATGCGCCGCACACAACAGCACCTAAAGAAGATGGCTGGTTGTCCTTTTCTGATAAAGTTTTCTTTGTACTCATAATTTTGTTTCGTTTTTCGTTTAAGCAAATGTATACACCCGCCCTTTCCCCTGCAATAGCCCGCGCCCCATAGCGTGTTAAAAATCGTTAAATTTGCTTTATGGCCATAGATAATATCATAGCGCGGTTTGAACTACAAACAGGACAAGCGCAAACCGAAATACGTGAATTGACCGCGCGGTTAGACGCGATGGATAAGGAGTTGAAGACCACCGCCAAGGATGGTAAAAAAGCCTTTTCGGACATTCAGCAGGGGGCGAAGCAAACGGGCGGCGCGTTTGGAAACATGAAGGCGCAGCTAACATCCTTTGCGGCAACTATGGGTGTAGCGTTTGGGGCGCAGGAAATCATACAATTTACAAAGGCCAGCATTGACGCGGCGGCGGATTTGGGGGAAACGCTCAACAAAGTGGGCGTAATCTTTGGAGAAAACGCATCGGACATTGACGCATGGGCAAGCACGGCAGCGCAAAGGCTTGGGCAAAGCAAACAGCAGGCTTTAGACGCGGCTTCCACTTTTGCGATTTTCGGAAAGAGTGCAGGAAAAACGGGCGAAGACTTGTCGGGGTTTGCAATGGAAATGACGGAACTGGCCACCGACTTATCTTCATTCCACAACACGACACCACAGGAAGCGGTAGAGGCATTGGGGGCTACCTTTAGGGGAGAAATGGAACCTATCCGTAAGTATGGGATAGTGTTGGACGATGCGACTTTGCGGCAGGAGGCTTTAAGAATGAAACTTATTCAAACCGATAAACAAGCCCTAACACCCCAGCAGAAAATTTTGGCAGCCCATGCGGCCATAATGAGAAAAACCAACTTAGAGCAGGGGGACTTTGCCAACACAGCGGACAGCCTAAGCAACAAGCAAAAGATTTTAACGGCTGAATTTGCGGATTTCCAAACCCTGTTAGGCCAAAAACTTGCACCTACCTACGAAAAACTTGTTGATGCGGGCGGGGATTTGCTAAAAGCGTTTGATTGGGGCGCGGTGTTTGAGCAACTCATGCAGATTGCGCGGGATAACTTTAAGCCTTTAATGGACATAGGTTCGGCATTGGGCGACCTATTCAACGCGTTTGGTAAGTCCGAGGAAGGTGGCCGTAAAATGACAGGCTTGTTTACCGTCCTTCGCGGCGTGGTTAATGCCACGCTTATTCCGCTTAAAATCATTGCGGCGGTTTTAAGGCTGTTTGTGGATAATGCAATTATTCCAGCGGTGCAAACAGGCCAACGCCTTATAGCATGGTTTAATGAGGTGCGAGAGGGCGGGGGTTTTGTGGCAGACGTCTTTAACGTAATCGCTAAAGCGGTAGGCGGGTTGGCACGCATGGTGGGCAGCGCGCTCGAAACCATTGGGATATTGTCTAACGATTCCAACGTGGTAGACATTGTCGGCAACCTACGTGAACAGCTTTCCAAGTTGGGTGATGAAGACCAAATCAAGCAGCTGGAGGAATGGAAAAAGCAGTTTGCCGGAAATATGCAAATGGTGCAGGTATTTGAGAATGAGATTAAGGCGGTACGGGCGCGCATGGCTAAAGCGGCGGCGCAGGCGGCAAAAGAAGAAGGAGCGGCGGTGAGTGCGGAAGCGAAGAAAGCCTACGAAGATCGCATTAAGCAGCTGGAGGATTTGGAAAAGGCCGTGCAGGATGCAAACTATGAGATACTCCAAGCCAGCCTAAGCGCACAAGAACAAGAGGAATTAGCAGTTGAGAAAAAGTACAAGGCGCAGATTGACTTAGCCAAGCAGTACGCAAACGATTCTACCGCCGAGGGGCGTAGATACGCGGCGGTCTTGGCGGCATTGCAAGAGGCTTCGGAAACCGAAGTGTTAGAAATCCAAAAGAAGTATGCAAATCTTAAAGAATTGGCGCGTATTGAGGAGCGGAACAAGGAGCGCGAAGCCGAGAAAAAGCGGGCGGCGGAACGGATGGAGTTTTTAAATAGCCAAGAGGAACAAGAGGTTGTGGCGTATGACGAAGCGGCAAATAAATTACTTGACCAATATAACCGCCGGATAATTAGCCATGAGGAGTTCCTTAATGCTATGGCCAAACTCGACGAAGACTACCAAGTTAAGGCAAAAGACGCGGCACAAAAACTTGAAGAGCAACGGCAAAAGGACATTGAGCAGCGTGAACAAACCATTGTCCAAAGCGTTCAGCTATTCGGCGAAACGCTCACTAATATCATGTCCATAACAGGGCGAAACAGCGCGGCATTTGCGGAATTTCAAAAGTTTGTTGGGCTTGCTGAAATTGCGGTATCACAGGGCGTGGCAATTGCTAAGGCTATCAGGGTTATTGCGGGCACGGCGGTTACACCCATTGACCTTATCGCAAACATTGCGATTATTACGGCTTCCTTGACTTCGATTTTTGCGGGGCTTGCACAAGCGGTTGGCCAATCGCAGACACCCGAAGTACCGGAGTTTGAAAGTTACAACACGGGAACGCCATATTTGGAGCGTGGCAGCAACCCGCGCGGCATAGACACCATACCCATTATGGCGAATGAGGGGGAGGCGATTATCCCAACCGCCGAAAACGCGAAGCACCCCGGACTTGCACGGGCGTGGATTAACGGAAACTTGGATGACTATATCTTCAGAAACTACGTTATCCCACAACTGGAGGAACAGGCAGCAAGCGCAGCGGCAGCACGCATGGAGGCCTTTGGTATCACGGGGCAAAACGTAGCCGGATTCGATGACTTTAGGTTGTTCACACAAGCGCGCAGGCAGACGGGGGCATTGGAGGCGATTGTGGAAAACACCAACCCCAAGCGGCAAAGCAGGAAGCGTTATTATTCGTAACTTAGCGTCATGCTAAGGATAAACCTTGACGGACAAAATTTCGAAGGAGAGGTCAATGGCCTAACCGAACTTGAAGAGCGCATATTCCGCAGCGATGAACTAAAGGGATTCCTAACCGAAATAACGGGAAGCGTGGAAGTTTATGGCGCGGCCTATGACTACGTGCGCACCACCTTTAAGGAGCAGTTATTCTCCCGCATTTCGGTTCAGATAGATGAACAAGACCCCACCAATGGCGTGTGGACGCGGATATTCAACGGAGAGATAAAAGGCGAGAATATTCAATTCGACATGATTGAGCGCAAGGCAACTTGCGAAGTAACAGACCTTGGATTCTTTGGGCTAATTGACGCTAACCGCAAAGTTGATGCAGACCTATCCGCGCCTAATAGCTTTTCGGGTGCGTTTATATCCCCCGCCCCCCTGTCGGATTTTTCGACCTTTAACCTAACCAACCACCTAAGCACTAACAACACTTACACGGGTGGGCCAAGCGGAACGCTTACCATCCCGGCGGCTAAGGGTTATTTCACTTGGGATGCGCTAAAGTTTTTAACGGAGTTTATGACCGATGGGCGCGTGCGATTTCGTTCGGACTTTTTCGACTATACCAACATAAACAACTTTTTTGCGTTTTCCGGATTGTTCACCGGGCGGCAGCTGCACCTTGTAAATGACAATAGCCTAATCATAAATTGGGACGACCTTTTTACAGACCTTCACCGAATTTTCAATGTATGGTTCACCATTGAGGACGATGGTGGAGGCCCGATATTACGCGTTGAGCCTTATAGCTATTTCCAACAGGCGGGAAACCAGCAAGTCATTGAGGCGGCAAGCCTAAACGAAAGCCTTGACAAGGGCAAAATGTTTAACCGGATTGAGGTAGGGTGCAGCCGGGAAGATAGAGGCTTTGTGCCAAGGCAGTCGTATAAATTCCATTGGCAGGAAACCTTTACCACGCTGACGCCCGCTAAGGAAGACAATATTTTAGACCTACGTCTTAAAAAGCTAATCATAAACTCTAACAGCATTAAGCGTGTTTTGCCTGTGCAGCTTAGGGGCGGCCATGAACTTACGCCGTTTGTTTTGGCTAAGGGCTTGCAAACGGGTAGCCCTACTTCGTTTGTTTTGTCCGATAGCGCGGGGCGTCAATGGCGGGAAGCAAACGTAAATGGATCGGGATTTTTAGCCGTAAACTACACGAGTGATTTAGCCTGTGCAACGGGCGCGGTAAGCGGTTCGGACATTGACACGGAGCAAAACATATTCTTTGGTGGTGATGTGTACCACGTTTTCGACACAGATGATGAACTATTTGATGAGGTGTTTTTTATAACCTTCGTAAATAACGCCGTGCCATTTACACGCGAGGCGCGCTCGGTTATAGCTGGGCCACCGGTTGGCACAGGTTCGCCTGATTTAAGGGCGTACAACCCCGACATAAACAACAGCAGGGTTTTGAATAACCACCTAAGCAGTTTTCCCGCGAGCGTGTTTCAAGTGAGCGGGCCTGTGGCTTCGGATTTTAATGTGGGGATAACTTGGTTGCAAAACCAAAACAACTTTATTGATGCAACGGCGTTTAGTGTTGTGCCAGCTGCACCAATTGCTGGGCTTACTTTTGCCATTCCCGGTGCATGGGTATTTCGGGTAATGACATTGCCCGAAGATTCGCAAACACCCTCAACCAATACAGGGGCTTACAACCCGGCAACCGGAAGGTTTACTTGTCCTCCCGGCAGCGGTGGGCCATACAGCTTTGCGGCATCACTGAACCTTCTTAAAAACCCACCTTTAAGCGGCCCTGTATTAGCACCATTTGCGGAGTGCGTTGTAGCTATTCAGCATTATGACGCGACCAATGTTCTTTTGGGTGAGTCTTTAGCAAGTGGGCCATTTTTGTTTCCCAATGGTTCGCAGCGAATAGTAAACGCATCGGCCAACTTTAACCTTGCACCAAGCGACTATGTAGTATTGGTGGTTGGCATTGCGGTTGTTCCGCCATTTGGGTATGAGGGATTTCGGGTTTTAGACCACAACCAACAGGTAGGCCCATTTTCAACCAATGATGCACAGCGTTGGGTTAATCGCAGCTTCTTCCGCTTACTAAGCGACCCCGACACGACAGGCGTGGTGGTTGTACCGGATTCCAACCAAGTGGAGGTAGTGCTTAACGATGTGGAGGGCTACGTAAGTCAAGACCAATGGAACGCGATTAAGGCGCAGCCATACACAGGGGTGCAGCTTGTTTACGGGCCAAACAAAAGCATTACAGCGAGGATTCGGGAAATAACGCGGAACATTAGCACAGGCGAAATAAGCGCGCAGTTACAGCGCGTATATGACAATTCAACCAACTTACTTAACGAATAATGCCACGTAGAGATATAAGATTATTGGATTATCAACCCGTTGTTTTTCGGTTGGTAGAGCCTGATACCGACAGCATAGCGGATAACTTTACGGATGAGGAAACAACGCTGTACGACAAGATATTAGGTAAGTGCCGCGTGTTTGGGGCTAACTGGTGTCAGGTGGCGGAGTTGAACGATCCTGTCAACGTGCAATGGAAAGCGAGCGAGGTGGGGGCGAACTTGTGGGAAGGAAACGTATTTAGGACTGCAACCGTAACAAGTACTGCGTCAAATAAACTTATTGATTCTACTGCCACGTTTAGCACTACGCCGGGCGCGTTTCCATTTAACCTTTTGGTATTAAATACGGCAACGGGACAAAGCGCATGGATTACCGCCGTAGATAGTGCTACGCAGTTAAGCCTAAACGCAAACATTTTCACAAGCGCGAGCGAGCCTTATGTAATATATAGAACAAGGGTAAACACGGCGGGATGGAGTTTAGATTTCAGTAGCGGCATTGGGTACATTGTGCAGTATGCGGGTGGTGGGCCAAGTACCTTGGAAGCGTCAAACCCATCGCCATTGTCACCAATGCTAAGGGCAAACAAATGGAACAGGGTAACTCTTAAAGTGCCTCAATACAACTATGGCAGTTTTGATGTGGTGGTGAATGGGCCAAGTGGCCCGCTGGCTACATACACCATTGCGAGCGCGGGTGAATTTGAATTTTACGTTTGGGGTGAGCCGCTTTTCGTAACCACCTTTTCCTTCATTGTCAGCGTAGACTTTTCGGGAACGATTGACCTATTTTCCTTGGAAATCTACGAAGTCAACGATTCATACTCCCTCGTAGCCCTTGACCTTGCGGGAAACCCAATAGGCGGCCAAACGATAACCTATGGTGATTCCGCGAGCGACACCGCTATGTTTACGGGTAACGTGGTTTATCAAGGAACTTGGGGGGATTTCACCGAGGAATGCGGATGCATTCGCTTGGCACTAATTGATGAAGGAAACCCGCCCGAATGTGAGGGGGAGTTAATTAGCGACCCGAACTTTGAAAACCCAGAGGTAAACTGGAACTATACCGACGGGCTTTTCGACCCATGTGAGGGTGAGTGTTGTGGTATGTGTTTCACCGAAACAAGCGCACCATTTGCAGGGGCGGGAACTTCTTTATTATGTCCATTGGAGGTAGGTAGAGAGTATTGCGTTACCATTGAGGTTTGCGGCGTTACAACAGGCATAGGTGATTTTGCGCAAATTGGCGTGGACATTGTAGAAGGGCCAGCATTATTAATTGGCACAATTCCAGCCAGCAGCAGTAGTGGTACATACACCTTTAGCTTTACGGCGGATGAAGCGTACACCAACTTTTCCATAGGCTTCAACGACCTTAACCTATACGGGTGCATCACTTCGGTATCATTGGCGGTGTGCGAGGTTTCCATACCTTACTACGCCCTTAGCGAGTGCTTCAAACTTTGTCCACAGGGATGTACTACCGAGATAAGCTACCGGAACGATTCCAACGCCTACGGCTTAAACTATGAGTTTGACCCCCTTTACCGGAACTTTACGCGGAACACCTCTCGCATAATTAACCAAACGCTGCGGGATAACTCTTTGTCGGTGTTCAAGTCCGGTCGCGGCATAGGAAACAACCCGTACCATGATGGCTTGCGCGTGGCGGACTTCAACCAAGGGCCAGCCCCGGCATACTACCACATGGTGTTAAGCACAGCGTTAGCCCACAGCGACTGCCGCGTGGATGGTGTACGGGTAATGCGGATTTCAGAATACCAGCCGGATTGGTCAGACAGCTACGAATTAGCCCGCGCCAGCACCGAGGTGCAATTCCGCAACCAAGATAACCTACGTAACACGCGATGACGCGGGAGCAAAACCAAATAATTAAGGACTTGCAGGAAGGTATAGACAACTTTCCTGCTGCTCTGTCCAGCGGCACAATGCGCGTGCAGCGGGAGGCGTTTGATAAAATTATCGGTAGCCTGTCAAGCCTTGCACTAAACCCCGACGGAAGCGTGATAACCAACACGGCGAACTTCGGGCAAATTGAAACCATAATAAATGATCTTCGCTCGGCGTACCTTTCGCCTAAGTACAGAGAGTTTTTGCGGGAGTACCTTGGGGGCTACGACCTCATGGCAGAAATGACCATAAGGCTTTTTGACACCTACGGTATAACGCCAAACATTACAGACGCGGCTAACGCTATTTTAGCCAACGCGAAAACAAACGCCACGCGGCTATTAACCCAAGGCGCGGTGGACACAGCCTTACCTTCCTTCCGCGAAATCCTAAACAATGCGGTGGCGCGTTCCGAAAAATTCACGGATGTAATCCGAAACGTACGGCAAAACATCGAAGGGAGCGAGGATTTTCAAGGCCGCATGGAACGCTACGCAAAGCAAAACGCCAAGGATATTTTTGCCGTCGGCCATGCGCAGTACATGACCGCGGTAGGTGATGCTATGGGGTTTGAGTTTTACGAGTACGCGGGCGTCAATACTTTGGATAGCCGCGAATTTTGCCTACACAGGAAGGGCAAAGTGTACCATACCGAGGAAATCCGGAAATGGGCTACTTTGGATTGGGACGGCAAAAACAGAGCAACCACGGCAGACACTATATTTTCGCTGCGGGGTGGCTACAACTGCAACCACTTACTTGTGCCTATTGCTACGGCGTTAGTTCCGGAAGACGTAATCACCCGCGCAAAACGAAAGGGATATATTACCGATGACGACCCCGACGCGTAATTGTAATTTGTATCTTAAAAAATGTTAAATTTGTGCTTAGTGTTTAACGTTAATCCTTAATCTTTAAAAAAATGTCTTATTGTCTTAATGCACTCCCAGCGTACAGCGAGAACCAATGCGGTGAACTTCGCGTGCGCGGTATCGGTGATGTCTTTGTCCTTGCACAAGGCGTAACCTTCATTGACCCCACCGACCCCGCAGAATGGGCGGCAAAGCTGGCGGCCAACGATGTTGTAATTGTAAAGAACATCAAAGGGCAGTACGCCAACCCCGAAGCTGAAAACGCGGCCAACCCACGCGAAAGAGGCCCAGAGGAAATCCTCATGAAGCTAAACCACACTTTGGCGTTGACCGATGCCAACGTAAACGCGTCTAACGACAGCTTCTATGAAATCCTAAACACGCAAACCTTCGGCGGTATCGGGTGGCACAACCCCAACGAAAGCGAGATCCGTTTGGCTTACGCTGACGTAAGGGCGATGGCTATGCCAGCCTCCAACATTGACGCTGAATTTCAGCTTTACAATGTTTCGTTCATGTGGGAGTCAAATCCTAACGACTTCCCAACATTGTATAACGCACCTGCTGGGGTATTCGCCTAAAAGGAATAACGCACACACACGAAGAAGGGGGTTTAATGCCCCCTTTTTTAGTTAAAAAAAGTTAAGGAATTTGGAGGGAAGCGGCGGCGGTGTAACTTTGGTGCATGAAAAAACCAATCACACAATGGCTGGCGGAAATGCCCCAGCCTTACGCCGAACTCGCACTTAAAGAATATGCACCCATATTGGAGGCAAGCGGCGAACCTGACGAAGACGTGGCCACTATGCCCGATGCGTTTATGTGTTCTGTGCTGTGCTTGGACTGCCCACAAAAAACAAACTTTTGGAATGATGTGCTGTACTTCATGGGCGAGGAAAGCGCATGGCCACCGATTGAGGTATATGGCAGGGCGTTTACGTCCATGAAGGATATGGATGCACCCAAGCGCGAAATGTCAATGTTTTGGAATGAGTAAAATGAGCAACATGGAAAAGACAATTAAAGAATGGTTGGAAGAATTGCCTGACGGGTATCGGGAACGAGCCATTGTAAACACGGAAGAAGGCATGCTAGACGCGAGTCGTTCAACACTTTTAGATGCGATTTATGGAGCTTTTATTTGGGAAGATTCACCGGAGGGTCATTGGTTTTGGAAAGACGTTTTCGACCACTACGCCAAAGGCACACCCCTACCCCCACTGCCATGAAACACCAATCAAAAAACGAAACAAAACCCCGCCCGTTGTTTGACGAAATCGACAGGAAAGTCATTATTGAATTTTACAAGGAAAGCAAGCGCAGGGGCGCGTGGTGGACTTGGCGGAATGAAAACAGCATTGTTACTCGATATGAACAAATAAAGGCTTTTCGTGATTTTGAAAGAACTTGCTACAAAAACAGGAAGCAAATAATAGCAACTATACTTTATTTGGCGTTTGTTTTGCTTATTTTAATTTCGCTTTTTATAAAAATAGACGTTCTCGTATCAGGAGGTAATTTGAAATGGTGGCAATGGGCTACATTAATCACATCGCCATTTTGGTTAATTAGAAGCCTAATAGAGCTAAGCAAAATCATTTACATATGAAACACCAACTCACAAAACTAACCACCCGCCATGCGATCGCTTTTGATATGTGCATTACCGAAATCTATAACGCCTCGCTTGGAATACTGCCGCCCGGCGTTGGTGAACCTGACCAAATGTTAAGGCAGGCGAAGCAGGCAATTTCAATCTACATAAGCGAAGTATTAAAGAATGTTAACTGGTTGGTGGATAACGAGGAAATGGCATATCTTAGCCACTATTCCACGCACAATGATGTGATGATAAAACTACTCGACATACACGCGAACGCCCACGTTTACAGCGTTACGGGCGCAACCGCAAAACAAGCAAAACCGATATTATGAAACTATACTTGACTGAAACAAAGGAAATCTTGGACTTTGAAAAAGAAATCGGCTACGAATTAGAAGTCCATGAGCGTAAGTACAAGCATTGGTTTGTTAGCTCAAAAAACAGATATTATGCCTGCTTTCAAGGTGCAGAATTGGCAGATAATGGGAGGCTTATTGGCAAGCAGGGGAACGGCGACACCATTGATAGCGCAATAAAAGACTATTGCGTCAAAGTGTCCAGTGAAACAATTGTTTTTTACGCTGGAACGCCAAACCGAAAAGAGATAAAATTCCCAAGACTTGTCCACACGCAATCCGTTAAATTATGACCACCGGCATACTTTTACTTTTAGTTGGCAGTAACAGGACTTACCAGCATTGGGCGGAAAACCTTGTTACCAGCATACGCCACTACTCGCCTGACCTACCGATTACGATAGTTACATCCGGTATGTACTTGCAGCCTATGTATAACAAGGGCGTGTCTTATGTTACTTGTCGTCCTTCCGACCATTACACCGACAATGGAAGGTTCGCGCCCGGCAAGGCTAAACTTCATTTAAACCTTTACACGCCATACGAGCGCACTATTTACTTGGATGTAGACGGGATAGCTTGTGGCCCATTGGAAGACGTGGCCGCGATGTTTGGTGAAATTGGCGCGGTGTCCAACGAATTTACACCCGTGGAGGCTGACAAGTGGAAGTGCCAATGGATGTCGCTGGCAGACGTGCGCAAAACTTACACCATTCCCGAAGGCGCGCTACTGCCGGAGATAAATTCATCGCTGTTGGTTTGGACCAAAAACGAAACCTCGGATAGGTTTTTTGAGCAGGCGCGGGCGAACTTTATACCCGCTTTCAATGGCCGCGTTTGGGGTAATGCTTTCCCCGATGAATTAGCATTTAACGTAGCGTTTGCTCAGCTGGGCTTGCTGCCATGCGAAGCAGCGGGAACACCCGAACCGATTGTTTTTAACATTGGGTGGAAGGGTTGGTCAACGGCGGGTGAAGCGATTAACGCAGGCGTGCGCGTGCTTGGGCTATACGGCGAAACCAACGCGGCATTCAAGCGGCAGTACCAAGCCTATGACGCGGTGCTAAGCGCAGCACATAAAGCGGTGCATGGTTGCTGGCCGCCGCTAAAGAGCCACCAATTAATGAAGTCTAAATTTATTCGGTTGAACAAGTAATCAAAAACCATAAGTATGTTTACATCAGATTTTACGAAAAGGTTATTTGCCTACTATCGCAAGCCTAAAAAATACATTGTTAATGTGGTTATCGAACTGCATAACACCAAGGCTTATATTGACGTAGCGGTGGTAGCGCGTGCAAAGTGGGAGGCCAAACAAAAGGCAGAGGAACTTGTTAAAAACGAACTTCAAGTAAGGGCGTATGGATTTAAATCACTCGGAAGACAATGAAACACATAAACGACATCGTTGTGGAATTGCATAAGGCGGCAAACTCAAAGAAGTGGGTGGCCGATCCACCAATGAAGGATGCAACGGATTACTTAAACTCCACGAAGTGGGGATATAGCTTAGTGCATGACGCGTTTTTAATTGCGGGAAACAGCGTGATTGAGGAAGCGGGGCAATATGGCAGGAAGCATGGCCTAAGCGTTGAGCAAGCCTTGACCATTGACTTTATTTTAGAACGGGTGGCCAACATCATGGCATACATGAAGCTGACCAACGGCTTGTTGGAAAAAGCCGAACTAAAGGGCGTGGTGTTTTTTGTGGAGCGAATTGAAAAGACTGACACCATGAAAAGGGAAGGCATACGATAACGCACAACAAACCATTCATTAACCATAATTGCACCCATTAAGGTGTGATTAATCATGCAGAAACGATATGAAAAACGAAGCAGAAACCCCAAATGGCGCTGTTATGACCAGTGCCTCTTTCAACGGAATTATTAACTTTTAAATACAAATCAAAATGGAAATTAAAGTAAGAAGAACACACGCCTTTGTAGAATTACAGGTTGATGAAATTGAAACAACTATTTTTAAATCAAGTCCCAAAGAAATGGAGGATATGATTAACCACCTGCTAAATGTCGTAAATGATTTAGCAAGTTATACAGATAAGTCAGTTCAGGAATTTGTCCAAGAAGGCGGTTTTTAGGGTTGCTTATAACACCAACAAAACAACCCCCAACACCATGAAAAACCTAATCTTATTTTTACCATTATTGGCAGGCTGCTACACCGAAAGCCAATGTTCCAAGATGTTTCCACCAACAACGAAAACGGAAACGATTACCAATGTCATCCAACGGGATAGCGTTATTCAGGGTGCGACAATTACGCACACTATCACCAACCGCGACACTATCTTTATGCAGACCAACCGCGTTTTTGTGAAACAAGACACCAGCGGACGCGCGGAACTTAGGTACTGGATGGATGAGGCTGGCCGCCTTAACATGGAATGTACAGCGAAGGACGCAGCCATCAAATGGGTGGAGAGGCACGTGGCAACTAATACTACCGAAACAAGGCGGGAACTTGACAACATTTGGTGGAAGGTCGTGGCCGTTATCGCCGCCGTGTTTTTAGGCTTCTTTTTATTTGAACGATTTAATAAATCAAAACTATGAACTACCAAGATCACAGAAGAAACTAATTATTCACCGAGAAGTGTCAGGCAGCTTTTGCCAAACCGCTTTTACCTGCTGGGCGGTTTATCAGTAGGAATTTTAAAACAACAAAAATGCAAGATTTATTAAACACTGAAAATTTAATTGAACTCCACAAAAAACTTAATGAGTTCGCAAAGCACCATCATAATAAAGGTGGACAAGAAGCACATCAAACAATTAAAAAAGTGCTTATTGATAATTTAAAAGACAACCCAAGAGATGGTTCGCCTGAAGGTAAATTAAGAGATGAAGGTTACGATAAAGCATTGAAAGATGTGCTTTCATTACTTCATAGGGTTTTCGTTCCGTAGCATTACCCCTAACACCAACATAAACGAAACCCAACTATTTAAACAAACCAACATGAACTACCAAGACTACATTAATTTAGGCTTTGAGCGCATTGACCTTGACGATGGCGTAGAATTTAAACAAACCGGATATGGCGGCTTTGCTCTAACCAAAAAGCTAAACGAAAACATTATGGTGGAGGTGGCATATCCAAACCTAAACGAGCCGAACCTTTACATCCGCAAAGGCGAAAGCGATGCATGGCATATTTTCCCGATACCGATTGCCGCCATTAAAGACTTGTTCCGAGAACAACCCGCCACATAAGTTTTAGCCCCGTTTTAGGGGCTTTCTTTTTTTGGTTACTTTTGGGAGGGAATCAACATCAACACCATGCCAAACAGCCAAAAAGGGGAAATTGTCGTGGACTATATTAAGTCCATGACTTCCGATTTTAACAACCGAACCTTAGCCAAAAAAATAGTGCAGGAAAACCCGCACGTTTTTGACCAAACCGAAAAGGAAGTTGAAAACGTAAGGGGGCGCATAAGACAATACAGAGGCGCGTCAGGGAAGCTACATCGAAAAGAATTTAAAAACAAACTTTGGGTGCGCGAGGAAAAGAAGGTAAGCGAGTACATGGCCGACTACATGGCCAAGGGCGAAGAAAACGACACGCCGCCCATTTGGCACTTGCCGCCGCATTTAAAGAAGGTTTTAATATTGTCCGATATACACATCCCATACCACGTTTACGAGGCTGTCATGGCCGCGTTAGACTATGGAATGGAACAGGGCGTGGATGCTATCTACCTTAACGGCGACATCGTAGACTTCAAGGACATTTCCCGCTGGGATAAAGAGCCAGACGCTATCAGGCTGCACGATGAAATCGACATGGTGCGCGAATTTCTACAAGGGCTGGCGGGAGTTGGCCTGCCTGTGTTTTATAAGTTGGGAAACCATGAAGACCGCTGGCAAAAGAAGATCATGCGGGACGCACCGGAATTCGCTAAACTTGACGCGCTAAAACTCGAAAACGTGCTGGGGCTAAATGACCTTGGAATTGAATTAATCGCATCTGGAACGCGTGCGCAGTTTGGGAATTTGACCGTCATACATGGCCACGAATTTGGGGAAACCTTGTTTAGCCCGGTAAACCCTGCGCGCGGTTTGTTTTTGCGTGCCAAATCTTCGATTTTGTCCGGCCACTACCACCAGCGCAGCCAGCATGGGGAAGCAAACATCATGGGCGAGGAAACCCGCTGCTACTCTACTGGGTGCCTGTGCGACCTTTCGCCCAAATACCGCCCCTTCGCCTTCACAAAATGGAAGCACGGCGCGGCAATCGTGGAGGTAAACCCCGATAAAACCTTCCAAGTCTTTAACTTTGAGATTAAAGAGGGTCAAATTATTTATTAACTTTGTAAACATGAAGACAATGGCCACGGCTTCGGCTTTCCTTATAGCTTTTTTCGCTCCTGTTGCACCCGTTTTGCTGGCAGTTGGTGCGTTCATCGCACTTGACACGCTCACAGGCATACTAAAATCAATCAAACTTAACGGGTGGTCCTCCATAAAGTCCAATAAACTCGCACGGATAGCCACAAAAAACATATCTTATTGCGGCAGCGTGTTGGTTTTTTTCCTTTTGGACAAGGCCATGTTCAATGAAGTCCTTATTGGCTTCATTCCTACGCCCTATGTACTAACAAAAATAACAGGCCTTGTGCTTTGTGGTATAGAGTTGAAGTCAATAGATGAAAACTTTAAGGTGGTTTTTGGCGTATCTTTGTGGGAGGGCTTTGAAAATATCATTAGGCGCGTCAAATCAATAGTAAGCCAAATTCAAGAAATTAAAAAAGCATAAGCATGGATGTCGTTTCATTGGTGGCAGCTGCCACTTCCAAGATAAAAAAGTGGAAAACATCTAAGGCTTGGTCGCGGCCGCAAACCTATGACCCAAAGTTTAAAACCAGCCAATGGATTGCGTCTTTGCCCGATTTTTCCGAAGGGTACAAGGCGGCTATTTTGGAACACGAGAAGGTTGCACCCCACGCGGAAGCGGATTATTTCCCGTATGGTATATTAAAGTCCAAAGCACCCAACCAAGACGAGAAGGAATGGGAGTACCAAATGCACCTTTACGAAAGCGTTACAAACAGCGATTGGGGGCGCGCTTTGAACAAAACCAAGGCGGTAGGAAATAAGCAAAATTACAACATCAAGTGGTCAAACCCTGACCAAAAAAAATACTTTTACGAGGATTACCCGATCTACCAAAGCGTAGAGGCTTTCTTTATGGACATTGTCCGCGAGGAAAAAATCAACTACCCTAATAAACTTATGGTGGTTGAACCGGAGCGCTTGAACTACTACCAAACCGAAGACGGCGTGCGCATTGATGATACGGAAGCCGTTTCCCCTGTTGTCCGCATCTACGAGGAATTTCAAACTATCTACTTTAAGGAGCGCAGCCATGCTTTGGTACTTGTAAGCATGGATGAACACTATACCGACACGCTCAAAAACGAAAAGCATGACGGGTTAAGGTTTCGCTATTTCGACACCACAATGATTATGGACATTGTGCAAGTGGGCGAAGATGAAAAGAAAAACCCCGTTTATGAATTTTTACCAGCATACGTTCACGGGTGGGGGTGGCTACCTTGCACAAAGCTAAAAGGGCCGTCTAAAATTATCGGCGGTGAAGTGGTATATCAATCTGCTTTCGCTTCCGCTATACCCGACCTAAACGAAGTCATACGCATTAACTCTACATCGCAGGTGTCTATACACACCCAAGCCTTTCCTGTGCGCATTATGGTCGTTGACCCGTGCGACTATAACGACGGGCAGGGGAACGCGTGCGGGGGCGGCAGCGTTTGGTCACCTATTGAAAAAACAAACGTGTCTTGTCCTTCCTGCAAAGGCAGCGGCAAAAAATCTTTAGGGCCTACATCCGTAATTGAAGTGTTGGCACGCGACCCGCGTCCCGGCGCAGGGCCAACCGAACTACCAACTGACCCTTTGAAGTTTGTTGCGCCTGACCCGACTATTTTAGAGTATTTGGACAAGCGAATTGAGAAACACCGGAACAAAGCCTTTTCCATGTTTTTCGATACGGACAAGGCTACATCCGAAACGGCCACGGGCAAACAACTGGAAAAAGAGGAGTGGCAGACATTTATGGCGGGCTTTGCGCGGGAGTTGTTTGGATTGTTAGGTTTTGCGATTGAAGCTATTGGCTTCATGAGGTTTGGGGCAGATTTTGCGCAGGTGGAAATATCATATCCCAAAACTTTTAACTTCCGTACTCCGGAAAGCATTACCGCCGAAATTGCCACCGCAAAAAAGGAAGGGCTTCCAGCCACCTACCAAAAGGCACTAACCTTGGAGGCTGTTGAAACGCGGTTTGGTTCGGATAAGGTTACCATGTCCGACATTGAATTGCAAATGGCAATCGATAAGCTGTGGTACATGGACGCGCTACAAGTACGCGCAGGACTTGGTGTAACTATTTCCACGCCGGAGGCATTGCTGCACCAAAACTTTACCACTTACTTAGAACAAGCCCGCATCGAAGATGAAGGGTTTGATGAATTGGACACTACGGCTAAGCGTGCTGTACTATTGGCATTGGCACAAGTGGATAACTTAATCATTAACCCTGCTGCCGCAGAGATTGACGGAGGGGCTGCAATGGCCGCCGCCGGAGGTGATAGCACAGGGGCACTACGCGGAAGCGTTGGGGGACTTACCGGAATGATTGAAATAGTTAAAGCGGTGGCATCCGGTTTGTATGACCTTGACGCGGCGGTATCGCTGGTAATGGATAGGTTCGGGCTAACCGAGGAACAGGCCAAAGCACAATTGGGAACGCCAAACGCTACCGCCTCGGTAGTAGAGGGCGTGCAAGATTTAAACCTTTAATTCACACATATGAACACACCAAGCGTTGTACTCGTAAGAGTGGCACACCGGAAAGCCCTAAGGCCAACCGAGCGGCTTAGACCCCGAGATTTCGGAAGCGAAAAAACCTTCGCCCACATGGAACTAAAACAAGTAGGCTCCCAGCCCTTCAACAAATGGTTGGCGGATTTCGGGAGAAACGGCTACATGATTAAAGCCGACTATGAGGCTGGCAATTATGCGCCCTATGGCTTTGACCCTGCAACAATCCAAAGCATTGAAGACGGCAGGCGCGGCGGCGTTTCACGCGAAGCGGAACTGCAAATGGAACTCATGGAGAAGGAAGCCGAAATCGCACGCCTGCGCAAAATTGCCGAAGCCGCCGAAAAGCCAAAAGGCAAAGCCAAGGCACAACAAGAAGTAATTGAGCCACAAGGCTACGACACACCAAACACACCCGAATAATGGAAACACCCGAAATCTTAAAAACCCTTGGCATTGAATTGGCCGAGGGAGAAACCCTAAGCGCGGATTTATTGACCACTAAGCTGGGCGAAAAATACGTTGATGTTAGCCTCCATAAAAAAGAGGTGGACGCGGCATTTGGAAAGGCCATGGGCACTATGGAAACCAAGTTAAAACCATTGTTGGGCGAAGACGCCAAGGGGCTAAAAGGTGAGCAAATGGCCGAGAAATTGGCCTCCAAGTTTGCCGACATGGCCGCGCTAGTGGACGCCGCTAAAAAAGACGGGGCTGGCACGGCAGAAATCGCTAAGCTGCAAAAGAAAGCCGACGACCTCGCGGGGCTATTGGAGCAGGCCAACGCCGCTGCCGAAGCCGCCAAGGCAGATGCTGCCACCGCGCGCGAAAAAGCGTTTGAGGAACTTGGCAAAGAAAGACTGAACGCGAAAATTACCGAAACCTATAACCGGATCAACTGGAGCGAACAGGCCAACGAGTACGCCAAGAAAGGGTTGTACCTTGATATTTCCGCCAAGTATGATTTTAAAGAGGAAGCGGGAAAACTCATGGCATACGACAAAGAGGGAAACCTTGTTAAAATTGGCACTTCCCATGCGACCGCTGACCAAATCTTCCAACAGGAAGCCAAAGCCGCCAAGCTATGGAAGGAAGTCCAGCAAGCCGCCGGAGGCCAACGCGTAACCATTGACCCCGCAGACAAGCACGCGGCCAAGCGAGCCGAGCGGCTGGCGTTTGCGGAAAAGTTGAAACCAAAGGCGTAAACCCGCGCCATATTTTACAGCCTCCTTGGGGAGGCTTTTTTTTGCACTATAATTTTGGTTTAACATTTTTTAACTATATTTGTAGCGGCGGTGGCGACCGCGCCCAAATACGCATGGCGGTGGCGACCGCACCCAAATCACGCACCCGTAAAATTTTAAATCCAAATCAATGTCATACGCATCTACTCTTATTGCGTGTAATGCCGTACAGGAATCCTTGGCAAACACGTGGGCTTACAACAACTTGAGAGCCGACCAAACAACCCTTATGCAGGTGTTGCTTTCCGAAATCAACCGCCGCGATACCATTCAGCGCATCGTTTCCAACAATGGCAAACGCCGCGCCGTAGAGGTTATTTATGAGCAGCGTTTCTTAGAATCTATCGTGGATAGCGGTGGACGCATCGTTTGTGGTGGTGGTTCAACTTCCGGCGAACTTTCCAAAACTTATGACGTAGCCCCCTCCGATGGCTTCAACATCAAGTGGAGTGTGGATATGCAAACCTTGGAAGAGCGTTGTGAAGCCGACCAGGACTACATCGCACGTCAAATCCTCAAGAACATGAATGTCCTTTTGGAGCGTGCCGAAACCTACGTGGCTGCGCAAATCGCCCTCAACCTTGGTTTCTTTGCTTCCGATGTAGACGCCGGGAACCCTGCTGGAACTTCTACCTTGAAACAAGGTACAGCTTTCAACACCAACGGCACTATTTCTTACGACCTTTCCAACGTCGTGAAATACGAATTCACCGCCAACGAATACAACGGCCCTATCGTGGCTTTGGGTGGCGAAGACCTTTGGAAATATGCCAACGCTTTGCAAGCATCTACAGGCGAAAACGACCTCGGCGTACAACCCGAAATCCTTCGCCAAAACGCTGGAATCAACTATGGTTACAGCCGCAAAATGGCTTCCGCTTTGGGTGGTAAAGAGTTTTTCCTTGGCATGATGCCCGGTGCAATTCAGTTGTTATCCTTCAACGAATTTGCAGGAGCGGACGGAAACCCACGGGTAATTGACGACAATGCCTTGAAGCAAGGCGTTATCATGCACCCCGAACTTCCAGTAATGTTTGACTACTACGCCGAGTACGCTTGTTCCGGTAGCAGCCGTCAATGGAACTTCGGACTTGCTTACAACTTCGACACGGCTTTCTTGCCAAATGACATGTTCCAAGTGGGAGACCGCATGGAAGGTGTTAACGGACTCCTTGAGTTTGAAGTTATCTAAAATCGTGTGTGTTCGGTTAGAATGGGGGTGGCTTCGGCTGCCCCTATTTTTTTTGTACCTTAGCGAAGTAATCCTGAAATCATGGCCACTAAAAAAACTTACACCCCTACAACCGTTACCAAGCCCCGCCCCGCCAAACCATGTAGCACTTGTGGAAGATGAATTGCCTAACAGAACTTATTGGACTGGATGAATGCGGCACGCGGGTAGCTGGAAAGCTATACATTAATGATATGCCGGGGTGGAATAGTTCGCTGTTGGGATACCTAACAACGGATGAAAAGCCAAACACCACCGATGTATTTAACGCGGCCGCGCTTCGTGCTGCCATGCGTTTGGAAGATGACTGGCGGCAGGCTATTACATCCAAGATTAGCGCACCCTCTATTATTGGCAGGGGCAACATTGGGATGTATCAAGACGGCAAGCGCATACGGACAGCAAGCGCAGGGAAGCACGCAGGTATTCGTGTAACCGCTAACGGATCGGCATTCACCCAGCTAAACATTGACCAGATTAAGGTGTTTTGGCCTGTGGCCGTTTCATCCTCGGTCATTGTGGTGGACTTGTTGCAGGGGGCTATCTTGGCTACCTACCCATTCACAAGTGTGGCTGGCGGATATGCCACCATTGACGCAAACCTTGCCGTAAGAAGCATGGGGCAGGCTATGGATATAGCTATACTTGCACCAGCTGACAATGGCAGCTATGATGGTGCTATCACATACGGCGGATGTCGGGAATGTGGAACTAAGTGGGAAGCTGCCGGAAAAAATGTCTACGCGCAAACCACAGCGTTTGCAACGGGCGGCCCTTACACCGATGCCACCACGACCAGCTTAGGACATATTAACGGCGTATCGGCCACCTATGCGCTGTCCTGCGACTATGAGGCCGTGCTGTGCCAATACGCCCACAGGCTTAAACGCGCTATGGTTTACGCGGCTTTGGTGGAGGTGCTGAATGAGGCGTTGTTTTCCAAACGTCTTAACTCCTTCACGAGCGTAAATCGCGAAGACGTGGTAGAGCAGCGCGATATTTACGCCGGACTTTACAATGAGGCGGTTGGCAGCGTGTTTGCGAACTTGGTGCTACCAAACGACATTTGTTTTGCTTGTCGGCCAGCAGTTAGGGCAGCGACATATATTCCTTAATCATGAAAGTAACGCAAACAGGGCACATTATTGAACACGAAATTGGGGATGTTGTCTACCTCAAGACAGACGAAGAACCGATTAAAAGAATAGTTGTAAGCATACACCTTAAGCCACATGGCGCGGTGGTTTATGTCTTGGCACAAGGCATGAATGAATCGCACCATTGGGGAATTGAAATTACCAACACACCTTGTATATGAACCGATGCTACCTATCGCCGCGAATCACAGCGGCAACATCCATGCAGCGCGCGCACTCTTTTGCGGACGCTAAACAAAGCCACGCCCAAATTTCGGGTTGGTTAGACGTGGAAAAAAACCCGCGCTATGCACCAACCAAGACAAGCACGTTTTGCAACGTAGCAGCGCACGACTTCGCTACGCTGGCAGGGCATTACATCCCGCGCGTATGGTGGACTATTGAGGCCATGACGCGCAAAGACACCGCCGCGAGTTACGGCAAAAACTGCGTGGAACTTAACGCAAACGCCCTGCATGATTGGTTTATTTCTCATGGCAGGCTGTTTGGGTGGGGGCGTACAGACATTATCGAAGCCCAAGAAATAGTAAACAAAGGGGGCTTTGCTATTATTGTAGCGCGTAACAAAAACCGCAGGCAAAGCGGACATATTTCCGTTATTATTCCCGGCGAGGTGCAGGCAATACCCCTGCAATGGAACGCAGGGCGCGTAAATAAAGCCTCGTTCAGGTCGTCTTGGTACACGCGTGTAACATTCGACAGCTGGGGAGTGTATGCGATACAGCCGTAGGCGTAACAGATTTTAACACTTTTTAAGAATTAAGCGCGTTCGCCCTATTGTAAGATATTACAATGGGGCTTACTTTTGCTTCATGAACAACACCAAAAAAGCACTAATAGCAATTGTTGCAGTTTTTGCATTAATTGCGCTCAACGTAGCCGTAGGCTACGCCGACAAACAATGTTTTACACATAAAACCGAGCACCCATGAACATCAGAATTAACCCATTCGACGGCATCAACCTTGAAGTTGAAACAAAGGAACTTAACCTTAACATCTGCCTATCCAAAGGCAGCGGGCTGGAAGCCGACACCGCCATGAAGTTTGTCCAAACCGCTTACCACGCGGTTAGCTTCGTGGATGACCAAGAAATGGATACCGCCATGTTTATCATGGAACTTATCCGCCGCTTACCACAGGACAAGAAGGAACTTTTTAAAAACCTCAACCCATGACCCAAGTAAAAACCACAACCGCGCACTTTACCGCCATGACCCTCAAAGCTGGCACTAAAGCGCATATCTTACGACACCATAAGCAATATACCGACCGGTTCGGAATATCCCGCAAAACGCTCTATAATTGGGTAAATGACGTATCTATGGTTGGCCCTGCTTACTCTTACGCATTCCTGCACTTTACCGCAAACATGCTGAACTGCCAAATCCCCGAAATGCTGGAATTTATTTACGGAAAAACCACTTTACAAACCAAAACACAAGTTGAATTATGATCACTACCGAAATCCAAAAACTACCGGACGCTGCCGCTGCCACACAAGCCATGCAGCAACTCGATGAACTCTTAACCATGCTGGGGGAGCAACCAGACAAGCGGTTTATTAAGACCAACAAATACGCCAACAACGCCGAATATTTGCCAATAGGCTACATTGAGGCAAAACTCGACCAAATCTTTAGAGGCTTATGGAAGTTGGAAATCGTAAACCAGCAACAAGTGGCCAATGGCTATGTCGTTTCCGTACGCTTGTCCGTTTACAATTGGGTAGCAAACCTTTGGTTAGTCCGCGACGGCATCGGGGCAAAAGCCTTTGAAATGGAAAAAGGAGCGCACCCGACCGACTTTACCAAAATTAACGCCAAAGGCATCGAAAAAATCGTACCTATTGCCAAAGCGGAAGCATTCAAAAACGCGGTGAAGTCCTTAGGCAATATTTTTGGGCGAAACCTCAACCGAGAATTTAAGCACGGACACGCACCCGACAAGCGCGTGAAGGAAATTATTGAAGGGCCTATTAATGCGTAATACCACAACCATGAACCTATCACAATCCGCCGTTAAAACTTGGGAAGCGGCAACCCAAACAACCCCAGAGGGCGTAAACCACTACCAATCCCCCGCGTGCAAGCACTACTGGAAACTCATCTACATTGACGGCAACGAAACGCCGCCAAGCGATGCGCAGTTACTCGGCCAAGTTTTCGAGTATAAACTCACAGGACAAAAAACGCTACACGGGCAAACCCCCGAACTGCCTAAACTTAAAAAAGGCAAGCCCTGCGAAAAAGAACGCCTTATTATTGAACGCGTGGAAGCTACCAAAGCATTTTTGGAGCATCATGGCATCGTGCTGCGAAACGGCAGCGTTTTCATAAAAGACGGCATCACCGGACACATTGACGCCGAAAGCGAAGTAGACGGCAAACCCGCCATTATTGACATCAAGTTTACCGAAACCAAAGAGGATGACAAATGGCACGGCTGGGGGGATATGGATAAAATAGACCTCTTGCAGCCCGCCACCTACGTTTGGGGAATGGGGCTACCATACCGCCGTTTTTATTACCTAATTGTTGGTAAAACATGGCTTAGGCTGGTGCAGGTGCTACTTACACAAGCAGACCTTGAAGATATGCACGCGCGGTTTGCGGCCGTGCGCGAAGCCGTAGCCCAAGCAGACTTCTCCCCAACACCAACGTGGAAAAATTGCAAGTCCTGCAAGCTGGCGGACATCTGCCAACACGCGGTGAAGTTTCCGGAAATAGAAACATATCAAAGAGGATAAAACATGAGTATAAAAAATAAATATCAAGTCAAGCCCATTGCATCATATTTATGCAAAGAGTGGATTTTGAAAAAACATTATGCTAAAAGAATACCTCCCATTGAATATGCCTTTGGTTTATTTAATTGTAATGGAGTAATGAATGGAATTGTAACTTATGGCACTCCTGTTAGTAGCACTTTAAGAGACTTATGGAAAGGAGAATTTAAACTTATTGAGTTGAATCGCCTTGTTATTAATGAGGGACTTGAAAAAAATGTGCTTTCTTTTTTGGTCAGTCAATCATTACGCAATCTTTCAAGCCCGTTAGTTGTTGCATCTTATGCAGACACATCTCAAAATCATAACGGATACATATATCAGGCTACAAATTGGATGTACACAGGTTTATCATTACCTTTTAAAGATTATTATATAAAAGGTATGGAGCATCTTCACAATGGAACAATAATGGATATGAGCAGGGGGCAAGAAAACAGGGTGCAATGGTTAAGAGAAAAGTTTGGAGATAATTTGATAATGATTGATAGGCCAAGAAAGCACCGATATTTCTATTTTATTGGAAACAAAAAAGAGATAAAGAAAATGAAAAGCATGATGCCATACGATGTAATTCCATATCCCAAAGGTGAAAATAAGCGATACGATGCAAGTTATACTCCTTCAACACAAATGCAATTATTTTAAGCATAATGCTTTTTGACTACCAAACAAAGGCGGTTAGCGACACCCGCGCCGCCTTTTTAAACCACCGAAGGGTCATACTAACCATGCCAACTGGCAGCGGCAAAACCTATACCGCCGCCACAATGGTTAAGGCAGCAGCCGAAAAAGGTCGCGCCCTTATGTGGGTGGCACACCGGAACGAACTACTTGACCAAGCGCGCGCCTCACTCGCAAACGTAGGCGCACCGCCCGAAATTTGCACAAGCATACAAAAGTGGAACAGATCCGGCGGACGCATCAAACGACCAGACTTCATCGTTATAGACGAAGCCCACTTAAGCATCGCCGACACCTACAAAAAGCTAATCGAAGCCTACCCCAAAGCCTATGTGCTGGGGCTTACCGCCACGCCATACCGCTTAGACGCGCAGGGGCTGGGCGAAATCTACGACACTATTGTGGAAGGTCCCGCTACCCAACACCTCATAGACATCGGCAGGCTATCCCCGCCAATGTACCGCGTACCCTCGCAGCTGAATTTCGCCGAACTAAAAAAAGCTGGCCGCGACTTCGACCCGCGCCAAATGGCCGCAATGTGGGATAAGGCTAAAGTATTTGCAGGCGTAGTAAGAAACTTCACGCAAATGTGCGCAGAGGCCAAAGCAATAGCGTTTTCATCTAGCGTGGAGCAGTCCCAAAAGTTAGTAAATGAATTTGCAGCGGCTGGTTACATCGCCGCCCACGTAGACGCCGAAACGCCACCAAAAGAACGTGCAAGGCTGTTAGACCTTTTCCGCAAAGGGCAAATCCAAATACTATGCAATGTGGCTTTATTTACAGAGGGCTACGACCTACCCGACATTCAATGCGTAATCCTTAACCGCGCTACACTATCCCGCGCCCTATATATGCAAATGGTTGGCAGGGGCGGCCGTTCCGCGCCCGGCAAAACAGGCTTTTGGGTTTTGGACTTTGGGGGCAACGTCCTGCGGCATGGCAGGTGGGAATCCCCCGTAGAGTTTAACCTTGACGGCACGCCGCCAGCACCCAGCGAAGGGGTCGCACCCATGAAGGTGTGTAAATCATGCTTTATTATAAACCCCATCCAAGCCAAAGTTTGCACCGCTTGTGGTTGGGTTTTTCCCACACACACGGGCAACGCCGAAGAAACTGAACTTGTTTCTTTGGATGACCGCCCAAGTGTCTTAGAATTTGTCGAAATTTGCAATTCCGCCACCGCCCAAATGCGACCCGAAGCAGCAGCCCATAGGCTCGCATCCGTAGCCGAAAACCCCGCCGAATACCGAAAGGCTTTGCAGCAGCTGGCTACCATGCGGGGATATTCCGCAGGTTGGGTGTGGCGGACGCAAAAGAATATCCCTTGGAAAGGCAAGGAAAAAATTATTAATGAGTAAACAATAACGCCGAAGCAACCATGAACTTCAACCTATCTTTTTACCCTAACGTGCGCGCTCCTAAGCCGTCGCACAACATGACCTTCGAGGACTTTATTGATAATGTCCAAGCCAACCCAGAGTGGCAGGAAGCCGCAGAGCAAATCCAAGCCATAAGCGACAAGGCAGAACGCCGCGAAGCCAAAACCAAACTGCCCGGCGTACGCCTCTCGGGTACGTTTTCCGGCCAAAGCGATGACAGCATCATTACCAAGTCCGGCCTAATTGGCATGGACATAGACGACTTCTCCGGCGACCTACAACTTTTAAAAGAACAGCTTTGCCATGATCAATTTGTAGCGGGTGCGTTTTTTAGCGTTTCCGGAAATGGCTTATGCGCTGTTTTCCGGATAACTACGGACGACTACGCCGAAGCATACATTCAAATATCGGCTTACCTAAGGAAAGAATACAACATCACCTGCGACCCCGCGTGTAAAAACATTTCCCGCTTCCGCTTTATTACCCATGATACCCTCCCATACATCAACCTCAACGCCGTTGTTTTCGACATCAAGCCGCCCAAAAACCAAAAGAAAGCGGATTTTGTGCCATACTCGAAGGACAGCGACGTGGAGTACATCATAGGCCAAATCCAAAATTTAGGCATTGACATCACCACCTCCTACGAAGATTGGCTTAAAGTTGGGTTTGCCATAGCTGACGAGTACGGCGAAAATGGCCGGAACTTTTACCACATCCTTTCCCAAAACCACCCGGAGTACAACGAAAACACAACCAACAAAAAGTACGACTCCCTCTTACGCGGTCGCAATTCGTCTAAACGCGTATCAATTCGTTCACTTTTTTACATCGCAGCACAACACGGCATTCGCACCGTGTCCCCCGAACGCGCCATGATTGACGCACAAGCCCAGCGTGTTTCCAAAACCACCAACACCACACAAGACCTCGTAGGCTCGCTCGCTGCCGTGGGCGTAAACATTTCAGAAGATAATGCCAAAATAGCACTCGAAGCCGCCAAAACATCCAAGGTGTCCGGCAACGCTATGGACTTAATTGGCCAGTTTATTATTTCCAACTTCGACCTATACCGCAACGGCGTAACCCAGCGCATTTATTGCAAGGCAGACCCGCTGCACCACAAATTCATAGGGGAACAGGAAATTAACTCCATGTTTGTCCGCCTTAAGCAAATTGAACCAAAGGTTAAAATCCAAGACATTAAAGCCTACATCAACTCTGAAAACACGCCAACCTTTCACCCGTTTGCGGACTTTATCGCCGAGAAACAAGGTTACGAAGGAAAAGACGTGGTAGCCCAGCTTATTGACTGCATTAAGGTTGAGGAGGATAAAGCATACGGCACAACGTGCCAGCATGGCATTTACAAACAGGTGTTCCTGCGTAAGTGGCTTTTAGGCGTGGTCGGCTCTATGCAAGGCCACCACAACGAACTTATGCCTATCCTTTGCGGGGCTGGCGGCATAGGTAAGACCGTTTTCGTACGGGAACTTTTACCAAAATCCATGCGCTATCTTTTCGGAAGCGGCATCATTGGAATGGGTAAAGATGACCAAATGAAAATGAATGAGTTTCTTATCCTTTTGGATGACGAATTTTCCGGAAAAACCACCCGCGACTTTAAGACGCTTAAGCAGGTGCTGTCCTTAGATTACGTTACCATTCGCCTACCATACGCTGCCACCACCGAGAAGCTCCAGCGCATCGCCTCTTGGATTGGAACATCAAACGAAACGCAAATCATTGACGACCCCACTGGAAACCGCCGCTTTGTACCCATGACCATAACTGAAATTGACCAAAAAGGCATGGAAAAAATAGACCGCGAAGCCCTTTGGTCGCAGCTTGTTACCGAATATACGAAAGCAGACACCGAGGAACTACGCAAACCCCACCACCTTACACGCGAGGAAATGAAGTTTCTTAACATGGTTTCCGCCGCATACGCCGTTACATCAGCTGCCCAAGACCTTGTTTCCTTAATCGTAGACCTCCCGCAAATCGGGCAAAAAGTGGAGTATCTTTCCTCATCCGAAATCCTCGCACTCATGAAAATGAAGTACCGCGTTGATCAAGTCAACCCCCAGCAAATTGGGCGCGTGCTAACATCTTTAGGCTTTGAGCAAAACCTAAAGCGTACCGGAACAATGGTAAAGCGTATGTGGAAGGTGTCTTTGGTAAACACCGCCGACCTTGGTTTAATTGGCCGAGAAGTAGCGTTGCCCGGTTTAACACCCTATAACACTTTAACTAACGAAGATTTTTTAACTTTACCGAATTAAACGCATGGAAACGAACACACCAATATCCGAAGCCTACAACATGGACTGCATGGAGTTAATGGCTCAATATCCTGATAACTATTTTGATTTAGCCGTGGTTGACCCGCCGTATGGGATAGACAGAAATGGTATGACTATGGGTAACTCTGTTTTTAACAAAGACAATAAGTTATGGGATAAACAATCACCAAACGCAAATTATTTTAATGAATTGTTTAGGGTTTCTAAAAATCAAATAATTTGGGGCGGAAATAATTTTGTATTACCTCCTTCGCAATATTTCGCGATTTGGGATAAGGGTGAAACTATGTATGCGCGCGATTTTGCAGAGTGCGAGTATGCTTGGGTAAGAAGCGGCGGCACACGCATATTAAAAAAATCGCCCAACCAGTCCAACCGCATCCACCCAACTCAAAAACCCGTAGCCCTTTACGACTGGATTTTTCACAACTACGCAAAGCCAACGGACAAGATTTTGGACACCCATTTGGGCAGCGGCAGCAGCCGCATTGCCGCCTACAAAAACAAACTGCACTTCGTTTCCTGCGAACTTGACCAAGAATACTTCCAAGCCCAAGAAAAAAGGTTTGCTAACTTTAAATCACAATTAACACTTTTCTGAACCATGAACACCACCACCGACATCACCAGCCTACTATCAAACGTAGCCAAGGCAGCCGCCCCAACAACCATCCCCTCAACCCAAAACCTTTGCTTCCGAAATAACCAAGTGGAGGCAACCGACCTGCAAACGCACATTGTCGCGCCGCTGCCCAGCGAGCTGAACTGCCAAGTAAACGCTTCCGCGCTAATCGCGGCACTTAAGCAAATCGAAAACCCAACCATCACCCAGCATGAGGGCTACATCCTCTTAAAAACCGCCAAGGGTAAATACAAAATGCCGTGCTACCCAGCGGACGAGTTTCCAGCTGCACCTTCCGTACAGGGTCAACCCCTTCAAGTGTCTTCGGAAGTTTTCGCATCCGCCATGCAGTATTGCTCCAACATGGTGGGCAAGGATGACCTGCGCCCCGTCATGTCCGGCATATACTTCGGCGAAAACGAAATCGCTGCCACCGACGCCACCCGCCTCGGGAAAATTAGCCAAGAACAGCCCCTTTCCGGCATCATTCTACCCGTTAAGCCTATCCGCTTAACCCAAGACTTTATCCGCTCAAATTTCGCTGTTACCCAGTCAGACAACCACATCAAAATAGAAGCATTTAACGCGACCATCTACGCGCGGTTAATCTCAGGTAACTACCCGAAATACCAAGCCGTGTTCCCCTCACACCATGCCGAGTTCCAAGCGGACGCCGTCGAACTTTCAACAGCTATTCGCCGACTGCTTCCGTATGCCAATAACTCAACCAGCCTCATTATTTTTGACTTTGAGAAACAATGCCTAACCGCGTTTGACATCGACCTTAACAAAGAGGCAAGCGAAGCCTTCCCGCTACCTTCGTCCGCCAAGCAAATCGGCGTTAATGGCCGTTTTCTTTCCGACATCCTGCGCACCATCGAAACGCCCAGCATCACCATAGCCCACGGCGAGCCAAACCGCCCCATCATTATTAAATCCAAAAACGCAGAGTTTCTTTTAATGCCTATAATTTTACAATAATATTTTGAAAATGTTTGCAAATTCAAAAAAGGCCTGTATATTTGTAGTGTTAAATCAAACAAACGCAAAATGATCAACTTAAACACAATCACCAAAAGGGAATTTGTAGACGAATTAGTCCTTTCAGATGATGCTGCCGGTTTTTACAACCCAAGAGAACAAAAACTTTTATCACTTGATTTTGATTTTGAAGAAATGAAAGTCGAATTTGAAAACTGGATGATTGAAAACTGTGATAATGAATAAAATATGACAGACACAAATTACAAAGACCAGCATAAATATGCGGAAAAAAAAAACAAGGGGAGGCGCTCGCAAAAATGCGGGCGCTAAAACCAAATACAACGAAGCAACAAAAACCATCTCCTTCCGCTGTCCAGCATCAAAAGTTGATGAAATGCAGGCAATAATTAAAAACCAACTCTTACAATACCAAGCCATCACCATCGCATGACCACTACCATTATAGGGAAACACCCCTCCGCATACCAACACATTCACCGCGTTTCCGGCACTACAATCGGCCTTAACCAAGCAGCCCTCGCATTTCACACCGATTTCGCCATGTCGGGCCATGACGTAGTTATCGATATGTTCAAGCTGACCGGGTTTTTTCCGGAGCGCACCATTGCCTGCTACCCTTCCTTCGAAGGAACAAACCACCGCACACCACATTGGATTAAAAATGGCCAATACCGCCAAACAATAGAGCGCAAAGAAATGCCCTTGGAGTGGATTGAAAACTTTGTTATTTCCGCTGTAAACCGCGACACCAAGGAACTATACCCAAACTTTTGGAGTATACTGCATTTAGCCATGTTTTACGCCGTTTCGCATGGGGCTACCAAGCTAATCCTTATAGGCGTAGACAACACGCCAAGCGGCTCTGAAATGTACCCCGACATGGTACACCATGATTACGTTCGAAAGCATACGGCCCTGTTGGTGGAACTTTTCCAAAAGCACGGCATAAACGTGGAATGGCTTAGGGACAACACCTCTTCACTTTGTAACCAATAAACCAAATATAATGGCCAAGAAAAAACCAGCCATAGAAATGCCGGAAACCCTGCCGGATAGCTTTACGCCCCCGGGCTACCGCCCCGCAGACCCCGCCACCAACCGCCCTGCGATTTGGTCAAGCGAGCCGGAAATCGCACAGCTAATTCTCGCTATCGCAGCCAACACCAAAGCCAAAACCATTATCGAAGTAGGATGTTTTCGGGGGGCTACAACCACTCAATTAGCTGCATCAGGCTTGGACATCCATGTCGTGGACATCGCTCCTGAATTGCCACCAATGCCGCCCAATGTAACCGTATACGTGGGGGATAGCATCGCACTCGCGCCCAAGCTACCCAAAGCAGACATTATCTTCTTTGACAGCGTGCATGAGTTTAAGCGGCAGCGGGACGAGTTCCAACGCTACGAGCGCACCTGCGGCAACCCCAACACCACTTATATCTTCCATGACGCTATCCATATCTTGGACGTAGCGGCGTTTTGCGCATGGCTTCGGGAGTGGTATGACGTGGTCATTATCAACACCACCGATAATCGCGGTTTAGCCATTGCCAAGTGGAAGGGAAGCCGTAAAAAGTAACATACCTAACCCCCATTTTTTAGCCCCTTCAATGGGGCTTTTTTGTGCCTAAAAATATAGTTTACCCTTTATCGCCACTCGCGATATATAAGTTTTATTTATACTTTACCCGCCACCCATAAACCCAGCTTATAATAGCCCTATTTTGCTTACTCGTTTTATGGGTAATGGTTACAACTTTTAGGGGGTGCATATCATACCCCTGTATTTTCGGTGAAAGTTTCAAACGATTTTTGCACTTTTTTTCATTTTTTTTCAACAGCCGATTTTTGTCAATTTTAAATTTACACACCCCAGCGTTTTTTCCGATAAATTGCACAGCATATTCCTTTTTATATCAACCACTTACGCCAATTTTCCGCCATATTTTACCCCGCTTTTTTCCGATAAAAGTTTGTAACAGTGTGTTTTTTTACTGTTACACTCCAACCCCCGCAGCTTCAATGCGTTACAAGGGTTTTGTAACAGATATTTTTTCGCTGTTACACGCTACAGCCCTACTGCCACGGGCGTTTCCCGCGTTTCTGTAACAGATATCGACATTTCAAAAACTATATAAAAAATAGGGGTATTCAAAGTACCAAATTTTACTATTTATTATTAAGTTTCTATTAGGGCATATATCTTACAACATATAGTTGTAACCATTTCTATACAATGTTTACTAATATTTTCTGTTACCTGTTACAGAGTATTATATTATATAGTAAAGACGGGGGTTGTAGGCTGTAACAGATTTTTTTTATCTGTTACAATCTGTTACAATTTGGTGGAATGGAAAAATTTGTTTTATTTGGTGGCCGAACAAAAACCGAAAATAACGCATAGTTTATGAAAAGGCAAGAAGACCACATCCAAGCGGAAATAGTTAAGTGGTGGCAGACCACCTACCCAGCGAGAGCAGCTGACCTTATCCACATCCCAAATGAGGGCAAAAGGAGCGCACAGGAGGCAGGAAGAATGGCGGCCTTAGGGTTGATGCCCGGCGCACCCGATTTAATCGTGCACATCGGCTTTAACCACTTCGTGCCGATTGAGGTGAAAGCACCGGGCGGGAGGCTATCCCAAAGTCAAAAAAACTTAAATCACCATTGGGGGGCGCGTGGAACTCAAATCCACGTCGTATATTCGTTAGAGGATTTTCAAAAAGTCATATCCCCATGGATGAAGAAATAAGCGTTGAAGCCTACCAAAAGGGTTTAAGAAACATCGAGGCGATGGAGTTTGAGCGATGGTACAGGGTAAGCGAACCGGAGATAGATTCGGCCATGAGGCACGCGCAGGAAACGGGGGTGCTTGCTCACGCAGGCTTCATGCTGGAATGGAATTTCAAAGAAACCTTGGTCAGGAAAGTAAAAAACCTTAACTTTGTTTCCAACTAATAAACCGAAACACACGAAATCATGGCAAAAATGTACTGCGGGCAAGCCGCAATCAGACAAACGAAAATTGGTCAAGTGGTCAGCATTGAACTGGACTTGACCGATTTAAGGGCAATTTTGGGAGAGGCCGCACAAGGCCAAAGTGAGGCACAAATCCGCGAATGGACGGACAAAGGTGGAGTAGTACACAAGACCATTAAACTCGAAGCTGTCCCAATGAAAGAGCCGGGCAAGTACAGCACTCACACGATTAAGCTAAACACTTACGTCAAGG